GCAGGCCTTACTAAATCAATGGCGCAGACCGTCTATCCGTCAAACAGGCAAAGCTACACGCTTTCTCTTGCCATCGCTTCGGAAAATCTGGAAAAACTCTCGGATAATTCCCAGGTTGGTGTGGAAGTGGAAATAGAGTATGAGGACGGGACTGTCGAGACACGATTTATTGACCTTTACTAAGGAGGGATGCAGAGATGGCGTATTTTAGAAAAGTGAAATATACTGTTGCGCCTAAAGGCTACATGTCACGGCTGAAAACCATCACGGTGCGCATCTTTATCTCCAACTGCACCGGGAGGATATTAGTGACGGACATTCTCCTGCAAGGTGGATCTGCCGCTACCGGCTGGGTGCCGCACCCTTCCGAGATTCGCTTTACGATGGACGGGTGATGGTATGAAGAAGTTTTACAGGCTCTCTGAGACCATAAATAAAAAACAGGACAAGCGAGTCGTGTCCGTGACAATTAAGCCGCTTTTAACCGACATGGCAGGTACCATCTGGCTAACCGATCTCATGCTTCAGGAAGGTGATCGGGTGACGGGCTTTTATCCGCACACGGAGATCATGCTTCAAAAAGAGCGTGAAGGCGGCGTGGCTAAGGAGCCTGTCTGGTATAACGGAATCGTCCGAGGACAGGAAACCCTGATCCTCTTTAATCTTGGGAAGACTTCCACAGGTCTTGATATCAAGCTGTATCCAAAATCGGACATGGAAGGTGTGACATTCTCGCAGGCGGCAGGCGGACAAAGAGCCTTTTTCCCCGGGATTTTACAGATGGACGATGAACTGATTTTTTCCGCATCGGAAAGAAAGACAACGAACAATGGACAGCCCTTTCAAAAAGAAGGCTTTTATTCATACAGTGCCGCTTGGGATTCCAAGCATAAGATCGAGCTTCCTGAAGGAAAATCCGCAAGTGTGCTCTTTACCTTACAACAAATGGAGGAAGGAGGTGAGCCGTTTTGATTGACCCCTTAAAAAATAGAGAAATCATGGTCTGGACCTTTATGGGAAATGCCAGAATGTATGAAGCCTTGGAAAAGTACGGAGACCGCATCAATCAGATCGGTCTTTTTTCTTTTAAGGTACGGGCGACAGGTGAAATCTATGAAACGGGAGTTACTATCTCGGACATGATGCCCTATATAAGAAAATGGCCGCATATCCGCTGGCTTTTAACTGTTGCTAACGACGGCTATAATTCCATCTTCAAGGCCATACGGGAAAATACAAATGGTGCGCAGGATATGTTCCTCTCCGAGCTTATCCGCATCATGGATAAGTATCCCTGGTGCGACGGTGTAGATATTGACCTGGAAGGCGGAGGAGATTACTCCACAGCGGCTAAGTCCACAGCGATGTTTCAAAACATCTATCAAGCCGTTAAAAGCTACGACGTAAGAAAACGCATCAACATCTGCCTTCCCGGCATGACAAGCGTGAAAGGCTCGGTCGGCGGTGAAAACTGGTGTGTTTACGGAGACCTTGCACCGTACTGTGATACGGCATCCATTATGAGCTACGGCATGGCCTGGGCGGGTTCTGCTCCGGGGCCTGTTTCTCCAAGAGACTGGCTGGAAGGAATCTATGACTATGCCGTATCCGTGATGCCGCCTGAAAAGATTTATTTCGGCATGCCGGCTTACGGCTGGAACTGGCAGATTTATGACACACCGGAAAACTTAGGCAACACCTACCGGGGCGTATCGCATACCTATTACGGAGCAAAGAACTGGATGACGGGCTACTATCAGTTTAAGGAAACGGCACCCGCATCTCCTCAGATTCCCATCGTTGCCTACTGGGATGATTACGATAAGGGTCCCTTTGCCCTTCCGCATGTCTATGACTACATGGAAGGACGGGATGCTGAACATTACAGCTACCCCTTGATGGGTGAAGTCTATAAACGAAGACGGTATCTCACCTCCTACGGAAAGACGCAAAAGACAAACTTTGACGGTGTCGTTGTTGACAGAAATGCAGAGCCTGATTCCTATTCCGGCATTGTCTCCATCTCGGACGGAATGATTACGCTCGGTGATAACGGAGAAGCCGTCTATGAGCTTAATGTGCCGGCTGCAGGAAGCTACGATTTGGCCGTTAAGCTCGGTTTCCCTATGTGGGATAAAAACAGCGTCCGGCTTTCGCTTGACGGCATAAGCGTTCTTGTCGAGGAACACAGGCTCTGGTGGCCCTACTGGCGGACGACCTTTTGGAAAGGGGTGTGGAAGGCGGTATCTCTATCTGCCGGAACACATACGCTTACCGTATCGGTAGCCGCAAAGGGCGTGCAGTTTTACGGTTTTAAGGTCTGCAGTTCTTTCAGTGAAGAAACATCCGTCAGCGAAGCGAGCTACCTTTTGTCTCCGAGAAAGTTTAAGGACATACACGGCGTGATGGTGGCTCCAAGAGAGGGCTTTAAGCTTACTTTTGAAATGCTCAGAAGGAAAGCGGACTCCGCCCTTATCTGGTATGAGGACTTTAGAGACCGGCCACCGCTTCCTGAAAGCTACTGGTCCATCCTTTCCGGTGAGTGGCAGGTCTGGCAGGAGGATGAGTTCGGGAAAAACCGTCCTTACTCACAGCTGGAGGGTTACGGAGAGCTTGCCTTAAATTATGGCAGCTTTCACGATCTTCACCTGCGGGCACAGCTCATCTTCCCTCAAGGCTTTACCGGAAGAGCGGGTGTTTTCCTAGGCGATCTGTTCTGCTGCCTGAACTACGAAGCACAGGCGGTGGAGCTTTATCAGGGAGATGTTTTGCTGGGAAGTTATGCGACTTCTTTTGAGAAGACGGCTGATGCCAAGATACGAGATGCCCCAAATCTCTATACGATTGAGATGAGAAAAAGAGGCACGAATGTCAGGGTGTATTCCGGAGCATCAAGCAGTCTGCGTTTTCAAAGAACGGTGGCAAATACATCAGGCTTTGCAGGCATACGCTCAGACAGCAAAGTACACTGCCAGCTCTTTCGTGTGGGAGACAGCTTCACCTATGAACCCTACGAGTGCTTTGATGTCGTGCTGCCTGATGGAAGTCAGACGAGTTTTGGCAGGATTCAAAGAACCGGGGTTTCCTGGGATGAAGAGTTTCAGGTTTTTACCGTCACCTCAGATATTGAGGAACATGAGACGAGAACGGAAAGCATCTCTCTTGATTATGAGTTTTTCCATTCGAGTCTTCTGCCTCTGGTCTGCGGAAACGACTATCAGGTGAAGGTCATTCCAAGAGACATCAATGTCTGGATTTCACGGCTTTTCTTAGGCGATTCCGACGGCTTTTCCATCCTCTATTACCAAGATGTGGACTCGCTCATCTACTGGGCAAATGAAGCCGCTTATCGCTGGAAAGTCAGGGGTATGTGCATGTGGTCACTCGGCCAGGAGGATTTAAGGCTCTGGGAGTGGCTGCCAAAACAGGTATAGATTTCATCAATTACACCATTTTGTACAAGGAAGTGTCTGCCATAGCGCAGGCATTTTTTATTTGGAAGGAGGATTTTTAACATGAAACAAATCTGGTCTGTCGTACAGACGGCATTCACGGCTGTAGGAGGTTTCCTTGGCTGGTATCTGGGAGGGCTTGACGGCTTTCTCTATGCACTCATTGTCTTTGTTGTTGTGGACTATATCACAGGCGTTCTTTGCGCCGTCTACGACAAAAAGCTCTCAAGCGAAGTCGGTTTTAAGGGTATCGCCAAGAAGGTGCTCATCTTTGTGCTGGTAGGCATCGGCAACATCATCGATGTTTCCATCTTGAAAGAAGGCAGTGCCATAAGGACTGCCGTCATCTTTTTCTATCTCTCGAATGAAGGTATTTCCATCTTGGAAAATTCGGCACACTTGGGGCTTCCCATTCCGAAAGCCCTGAAAAACGTGCTGGAAACATTATCGAAGGAGGATGAGAAAAGTGAATCTCAATAAACTGATTTTTACAGAAAACGCCTGCTACAAGGCGGGCAGGAAGATTAAGGTCAAAGGCATCATGGTGCATTCGACCGGAGCAAATAATCCCTATCTGAAACGCTATGTCGGTCCGGATGACGGAAAGCTCGGGAAAAACAGATACAACAATCACTGGAATCAGCCGATGGATAGGCAGGTTTGTGTGCATGGCTTTATCGGGAAGCTGCAAGACAGCACGATTGCTACTTACCAGACGCTTCCCTGGGATCACAGGGGATGGCATGCAGGAGGAGCGGCCAACAACACGCATACGAGTTTTGAAATCTGCGAGGATGGACTTAGCGAGCGCTCGTATTTTGAGAAGGTCTACCAGGAAGCGACGGAGCTTTGTGCTTATCTTTGCAGGCTCTATAATCTTAATCCTTTAGGAGACGGTGTCATCATCGGCCACTACGAAGGTCATCAAAGAGGGATCGCTTCCAATCACGGCGATCCGAGACACTGGTTTTCAAAATTCGAAAAGAGCATGGACACTTTCCGTCAGGATGTAAAACGGTTGATGGGCGGAGGTACGGTTACTCCGAAACCGCCTAAACCTGAAGGAGGTATATATCGAGTTCGAAAGTCCTGGCAGGATAAGAAGAGCCAGATTGGAGCCTACAAGGTGCTTGCCAATGCCAAGAAAAAGGCGGATGAAAACAGCGGCTACTTCGTATTTGACGAGAGCGGGAATGCTGTCTATCCGGAAAAGTATGCTGCTGAATACAGCACCTATACCGTAGTCAGTGGCGACAGCCTTTGGAGGATAGCTGCAAGGCTCTTAGGCGACGGAAGAAGATATCCGGAAATCAAAAAGCTTAACAGATTAACCTCCGACATCATCCGTGCCGGACAAAAGCTCAAGATTCCAGGTTCTTCTGCTCTAAAGGTCGGCGATACGGTGAAAGTGACGGCTTCCCGTTATGCGACGGGAGAAACCGTGCCGGGATGGGTGAAAGAAAGAACGCACAAGGTATCAAGAATAGAAAAAGATAAAGTTCTTCTCGGTTGGCCGGACGGCATTGCATCATGGCTTCCGATTGATGGCGTGAAGAAAATCTAAACGCTGTAGTTTAAGGCTCCGATTTGGAGCTTTAAGTGCAAGACCTTCTTGTTTCGTCTAAGCGGTGAGTAAATCAATCTTAATGAACAGAGGCAAGACAAAATGAAGACCATAACGATCAGAGTCACGGATGACGAGTATGCTCACCTTCAAGACATGGTAGGAAATGACCTACAACCGGATCAGACAATGGAAGAGTTTGTGCTGGAAGTGTTAGCAGACAGTTTGCCGTATCTTCGGGCAAATCACTGGCCAAAATACAGGCTGCAAGACTGACGACAAATCCATCACGACATTAATTTTCCCCACGGTCTATGTTGAACATAGGTCGTGGGGATTTTTCTGTTTCTTAAACCTTTTAACGATTGTTATACTTTTTAACGATTCTCCTTCCGACTTGCGGAAGGGGGTGCAAAATCTAAAATCTAAATCATATAATTAACTCATACGAGCGAAGATTCACTTTGATTTTGAAGCGTTTGATGAGCGTTAATCTGCTGAAACTCCTTGAAATAACGGGCTTTTAGGCATTTCAAAGCTTATGAAAAATTGTATCAAAATGAGTAAGAACATAGATTCCCGTTATGCGACAGGAGAATTAGTGATGGGATGGGTGAAAGAATAAGTGCATAAAGTATCGCAGATAGGAAAAGATAAAGTTCTCCTCGGCTGGCCGGACAGCATTGCGTCATGACTTCGATTGATGGCGTGAAAAAAAAATAAAGCTTGCACCACGGTCTATTTCGCTAGGCTTTGAAATCGTTTTTATATCTTGCCCTTACCGGATTTAAATTTTTGATAGCATCGAAACAAACAGAGCCATTGGATATATAATACCTCTCCGCTTTGGGAAAGGGGTGGTAATTTGTCAAGGCGAAGAGCAGTTGCAATTTGTTTTTTGGTCAACAGACTTCGTTTGCTGAACAAACCATGCCGGAATGAGTGTTCGATAAAATAAGTAAAAGAAGAATAGTCTTTCGCATCCACATCAGGACATCTCTTTTGAGTCAGTCGAAGTAAAACCGAATCTACCGATGGTTTGGGATGAAAATCTTCCCTTCTAAAGTAATAAACGATTTCGGTTGTCCAGTTGGATTTTAACAAAATCGAGCGTAAAGTTTCATTGGGTTGACCTATGAAACGTTTAGCGGCTCCTTTTTCTACAACTAGCCAGATATCCGTCGGCGGATTGTTGTCTTCCGTTAACTTTCGAATGATTTTTGTTGTGATGGAAAAGGGAATATTGGCAAATACTTTGTAGCTCCCCGTAGATGGTAATGGGTAGGTTAAGAAATCCCGGTGGATGAGGGATAGGTTGGGGATATCGGCAAGTTTCTGTTTGCTGTAAGCATACAGCTTTTGATCCAGCTCAATCGAGTAGAGATGCTTACAGTGCTGACTCAGCACTCGGCTCAAATGACCTTTTCCGGTACCGATTTCAATCACATGATCATTTTTTGTGATTGAACTTAAACGTACAATGCGTTGCAATATTTTTTGGCTCGTAAGAAAATTTTGAGAATGATGTAAATCACTCTGATTATATATATTGTTTAAACGTGACATGGTGTTATATCCTCCTGCATTTTTAGATTGCTACGAAAGGCAATAAAAATGCAGGTCATGTCACAAAATGGACCCAACCTGCCTGACGAATAACACAAATAGGAAACTATCCGTAGTCCGGAGGATTACAGAAGGTTACTATTCAATGCGCTAAACGAAAAAAGAGACAGGAAATATAGCCCACTCAAATGAATGAAACTGATTCTTATCGCCTGTTATTTTCTGATGCGCATGGAATATAACACCCTATTTTACCTCCGATTTTTATAAAATCACATTGCAAAAATTATATCATATCTATTGGAAGATAGCAAGCTTCGGTTTGGTAGATGGTATAATTACCTTGTAGGCGCCATTGAAAAGTTTCCCAAGACGAGTAGAAACTTATGAATTATTACCAAAGATGAGTGAAATTCATTGTTGTCTTTCCCAACACGAGCAAAAGCAAGGAAATCAAACAGACATCAATCCTACGACCTCCACGCATGTGGAGACGGTCGTATTGATGTCGAGGCTG